GTACGACATCTGCGTCTTGCTCATCACCAACGCCTGTTTGGGCAGCATTTGATGCACCAATGTAGTAGTCTGAGTCAGCACCATCGCCAACACCAAATACTATTTCTGGTGACGCATTAGAGTCTAAATCACTACACTTAATTTTAACATCATGAACTGTTTCACCAGCAAAAACATCTACCAATTGGTATATGTCACCTGTAGCAGGTGTTGCAGTAATGTTAATCTTAGCGTATCTGACACCAACCGCCCCACTTGGGAAAGGTTTAAATGACTGATTACCATTTACCATATCACTTTTAAAAGTTGCCATATTGCTTCTCCATTTGTGTATTACACCACCATGATGTAATATTTATAGTCATAAAGACAGAAATGGATTTTGTCAAGTTTAATTAACGGAGTAATTAGATGCCCCCAACCCACGTTTATGTTAAACGTAACCCGATACATCCGTACACTTACAACGATCCAGCAGACTTGCCGTTTATACAATGGAAATATGTAAAGATTTCTGTTGCATACAATATGTATACCAGTAAGCAAATAGGCTGGGAGCGTGCAAAGCGCGCTGAGTATGATGACTGGTGTACAAAAATGAAAAAGTTCAAGGAGGAACTATGAGTAAACCACAACACTGGGTAAAAATATATGATGCCAACAATGGCCACCACGAAATGTTAGATAACTTACAAGATGTGTTACATGACATGAATATAGATTGCTATAACGATATGGACTTAGCAAAAGAAAACCACTGCGATTTGTTTGTAGTTTTGGAGAAAAGAGATGAAGAAAGAATTAAATGATATAGCAATGATGCTAGAAAGCCTTAACGCTGACCTTAAAAAAGCATGGGAGTGGATATGCAAAAAATTTACTTAGACTTTGAGACTTACTACGACGTACAACTGTCTCTTACCAAAATGAGTACCGTACAATATGTTAACCATCCAGACTTTAAAGTATGGGGGGTTGGTATCAAAGTAGAAGACGGACCAACTGAATGGTACAACGAAGAAGAAACACCAGAAATACTCGGACAAATTGATTGGGCAACAACTGCCGTTGTATGTCACAACACTTTGTTTGATGCTTACATACTGACGCAATACTATGGTTACAAGCCTGCATTTTATTATGATACTGCAGCTATGTCCCGTGGACTTTATCCAAACATGTCCGCAAGTCTTGCTAATGCATGTAAACGAGAGTTTCCAAATGACGAAACAAAACGTAAAGGCGAAGAACTTGTGAATGCCAAAGGCGTACGTGATCTAGATCCAGAGCTTGATGCACAAATTGGTGGTTATTGTATCCAGGACGTCGACTTAACGTACGAATTATTTAAAAGCTACAGCACTAATTATCCAGACAAAGAGCTGCAGATTATAGATCTAACAGTACGTATGTTTGTAGAACCAAAACTTATGCTGGACCGCGGATCACTAATAGCGTACAAAAATGACATAGCAGCGCGCACAGAACAAGCGATCCAGGACTCAGGCGTTACACGAGAAGTTCTAGCATCACAAGTAAAGTTCAAAGACCATTTAGAATCATTAGGAATTACAGTCCCTACAAAGAAAAGCCCAACTACTGGCAAACAAATACCTGCGTTCGGTAAAAACGACAGCGCTTATCTACAAATGTGTAAGATGTATCCAGAATACAATAACATTTGGGAAGCCAGAGAGTTTGTAAAATCAAGAATAGAAGAAACTAGAGCACAACGTTTTATTGATTCATGTAATCCTGACGGTACGTTCAGTATTCCGCTGCGTTACTATGCCGCACACACAGGTAGATTCGGCGGCTCAGATAAAATTAACTTACAAAACCTCCCCCGGGGTTCAAAGTTACGTACGGCACTGATGGCGCCTGAAGGACAAAAACTGTACATAGCTGATCTGTCTAATATCGAAGCACGCATGCTTGCGTGGTTAGCAAAAGAACATAGCCTAGTCCAGGCTTTTGCTACGGGACGAGATGTATACTGCGAATTTGCGTCTCAAATATATGGTCGTACCATTACTAAAGACGACAAACTAGAAAGGTATGTAGGTAAAACAGCTATACTAGGTTTAGGTTATGGCATGGGAGCTGACAAGTTCCAAGCTACACTTAAAACAGGTTCACCTTCAGTCGAAGTTACAGACAGCACAGCAAAAAACATTGTTATGCAATATCGTGGCATGTATCCAAACATACCAAGGCTCTGGTCAGGTATGAAGGACTCGCTTTTTCAAATGATTAACCCACGTGGCATCGGACTAAAATACGGGCCCCTTACGATCCAACGACACGCACTAGAGTTACCAAATGGCATGCGATTAAGTTATCCAAACTTACGTTACCAAAGTGGTCAATTTTTATACAACACTGAACGTGAAATGATTCGTACACATGGGCCTCGAGTTACAGAAAATGTCGTACAAGCACTAGCTAGGCTGGTCATTACCGATCAAATGTTAGAAATACAAGCAATGCCAGAAGTTGACATTGTCTTGCAGGTACACGACGAAATCATTGCAATTGGCTCTGACTTTGATTCAGATGCTACAATGGAAAAAATTATAAAAGCGATGTGTACAGCCCCAGAGTGGTGTCAAGATTTACCGCTCGATGCTGAGGGAGGCGTCAGCCAAGTATATGACAAATAAAAATTTAATACTAACTCGAAAGAAAGGCGATAAAGTTGTCGTACAACAGGATGGAAGAGTAATCTGTACTGTAACAGTAACTAATATATCACCTACCCAATGCAAACTAGGGTTCCAGGCAGACAAATCTGTACGAATAGATAGAGAGGAAGTATACTTAGATAAGGAGATTTAATTATGGAAGTTGTGTTTTTAAACGCTAAAAAACCCCTGTCCAAAGAAATATCAGAAGAAGGCATCAAGCCATATCCACTAGTCAAAGACTTTAGTTCAGAACATTTTGATATATCTGTAGACAAAAAAGGACTAAACAAACTATATACATTACTAATAGAACAAGCTGACAAAGGCGCGTGTTTACACAAAGGTTCATTAAAACGGACACTGAACAACGAACCTCGAGCTTTTATGTCAGAACGTGCAAAAACTACGCAGCTGTTAGTGCTGGATGTAGACGGTTTACATACATCTAATCCAGGGGACCTACAAGCACTGGCCGATAAGATTGTCTTACAACTCCCAGAAGTATTTCATAATGTAAGTTATATCGCTCAGGCTAGTGCGTCTTTAGGCTTTAAGAAAGATACTGTGTCGTTACACCTTTTCTTTCTATTAGATATGCCTGTACACCCAAAGACTCTAAAAGATTTTATTCGTATGATTAACTACAAAACAGAGTTTCTTGCAGAACAAATTAAGTTATCAGCTAATGGTCAAAGTCTTTCGTACATACTAGACCCGTCTGTGGCTGATAATAGTAAACTAATATACATAGCTACACCTAAATTTATAGATGTAGAAGACCCTTACCCAAACAACAGATTCATCAAGATTGACCGTGGTTCGCCTGTTCTTGAAATCTCCTCGTCTTTGATTGGTGTCAATCCTGAGAAGGTACACACCCTAGGTTTGCAGATTAAAGACAACCTAAGGAAGAAAAACAACCTTCCTAAAAGAGTCGGTAAAGTAACTACGGTCAATGTTGCTGGAGAAGCACACGAAGTATTGCAAAACCCAGACAAGATGACCATCCAGATCACACGCGTGTCCGAACCTTTTGTTAACTGCAATGTAAACAATGGTGACAGCGGAGGTTATTACTTTTTATTAACTAACCCACACTATATGTACAACTTTAAAGGTGAACCTGTATGGGAAATAGAAAAAGCAGACCCAGATTTCTATCGTAGTATCTTTGAGATATTTGCAGACAAAATAGACAACGAAACTAAAAAGAAACCAATTGTATTACGTGACTTTTTCACGGATACCTATTACAACGGAGTGTATGATGAAACAAAACAACAGTTTGACGACGAATACCCGCTCACGCCCACCGGCAAAAGCTCTATTAATGATTTTCTTAAGTCTCATGGTCGCCCTGCCATGGACTTTGTTCCTGATGCTCGTGTCGTTTTTGATCCTAGTAGTGACAAAGGTATTGACCTGGAGACCGTTCCCTACTCAGTAAATTTATTTAGGCGTACACCATACATGATACGTAGCGAAGAAAACGTAAAAGAATTATCGTACGGTGAAGCCATCCAGATCCAAAAGATTGCACCTAATTTCTACAAACTTATGATGCATGCACTTGGTAATGGCAAACCTGAGTTTGAACATTTTATGAATTGGTTAGCTTACATATACCAATACAGAAAGAAAACAATGACTGCATGGATATTTACGGGCATACCGGGCACTGGTAAAGGTCTGTTTGTACACAAAATATTAAAACCACTGTTTGGTGAAATGCAGACACCAATGAGAGCTTTAGAAAATATAGAAGAACAATTTAATTTATATATGCGTACTGCATTATTTCTAGTAGTTGATGAGTTTCGTATGGCTGACTCAGGATCTGTCGGTAAGATGGCCGATAAACTAAAACATCAAATTACAGAACCTAATTTAACTATTAGAGCTATGCGTACAAACCAGATCGAGCTGCCGTCTTTCACGAACTTTATCTTTCTTACAAACAGAGCAGACGCAGTCAAGATAGAAGACAGTGACAGAAGGTACAACGTAGCACCACGACAAGAACAAAAAATAGAACAAGCTTTTCCAGAGTTATTGGAAAACTTAGATGCACTGGAACCTGAGTTATATATTATTGCAGGAGTGTTAAACAAGTTTAAAGTTGACGTACGTATGGCCCACACAGCTCTAGAAAATGACGCGAAGAAAGAAATGAAAGAAGTATCTATGTCTATTCTTGAAGAATTTGCAAATGCAATTCGTACACGTAACCTTGAGTACTTTACAGACGTGTTAGATATACCACTTACAAACACCTTTGATGCTGGTGGCATAAGTACGGCACAAAGATACTTAAAAGATTGGATAGCTACTTTAGGTAGTGAAACAATTATACCGTTAGCCCACTTTAAAGTAGTATACGACGCATTAACTGACAGTCGTAACACCATGTCACAAAGAGACTTTTCCAAAGCTATGTCACGACTAAACATCAAAACTGCACGTAAACGTATTAGTAAAGATCGTAACGCGGGCATACCACGCGGGGTTGTATTAACTTGGAAAATAGACAATAATGTTCGAGAACAGTTAATAAAAGAACATTTCGACGAAAGGGATTTGAACTTATTAGAAAATGGAGAATCTAACATCACCCAATCGTCCAGACCTAATCTCAACGGTTGAGGTCACGGAGGATATAGAATTAGGCCTGGTACCTGCATGGTCATACTCGGCCTTAAAAACATTCGAATCCTGCGCATACCGAACTTACATCTCTAAAGTAAAACGCGTACAAGAAGACTACGGCCCAGCAGCGGAACGTGGCACACGCATACATGATGAAGCAGAAAAATTCGTACGTCACGAACTAGGAGATGAAGTACCAGAATCACTTCGAAAATTTTCTCACAAATTTTTGGAGCTAAAACAACTTTTTGCAGATGCAAAAGTCGAAACTGAGGGAGAATGGGGTTTTACCCTTTCCTGGAAACCGACAGGTTGGATTTCTCCTGACACTTGGGCTCGTGTCAAACTCGACGCCCTAGTACATGAGTCCGAGACATCAGCTCGTGTCATAGATTATAAAACTGGTAAACAGATGGGCAACGAGATTGCGCACAGTCAACAGGCATTGATCTATGCTATCGGTACCTTCTTTATGTATCCTGATCTAGAAATAATAAACACAGAAATGTGGTACTTAGATCATGGCACTACTATGGAGCAAACGTACACGCGAGATGAAGCTATGGTTTTTATGCCCAAGCTTCATGAGCGAGCTGTAGCTATGACTACTGCTACTAAGTTTCCACCAAACCCCAGCACTTACAACTGTAGGTGGTGTTCGTTTGGTAAAGGACCCGAGCCGCATTGCGAATGGGCTCAGTTGTAGTATAATAAACATAACATAAGCGTTCACCCAAATAACACCGAACGCAATGGTGGAGTATAGATGATAAATAATAATATCCCTGCGCCTTACGCGCATCAAAAAACAACAACAGATTTCATAGTAGACACCAAGTGTTGTCTGATTACATCGGACCCAGGCACTGGTAAAACACGTGCAGTGCTAGACGCCCATGCTATACTTGGAGGCAGGACATTAGTCTTGGCGCCACTTTCAATATTGGAAGCAGCGTGGGGGGAGGACATAAGTAAGTTCCAACCTCAAATAAAATATGGAGTAGCATATGCAAAAAATCGTGCAAAAATATTTGAAGATGATACAAACGAAATGGTCATCACTAATTTTGAAGCTGTTAACTTCTTACAAAAAAATCCACAGTATTGTAAGCAGTTCGATACAATCGTTATTGACGAGTTTACCGCTTTTAAAAATAGAGAAGCCAAACGTAGTAAAAATCTCAACAAAATTATCTCATATTTTACTAATAGGATTGCCATGTCTGGTACTCCTAATAGTAATACTATTCTAGATATCTGGCATCCAGTCTTCCTCGTCGATGGCGGGGAACGTCTGGGCTCTAGATTCTATGCATTCAGACACCAAGCTTGTACACCAAAGTTCAATGGTTTTGCCAATGAATGGATTGATAAGCCTGGCATAGAGGAAGCTGTAGCTAACAAGCTATCTGACATATCCATACGGTTTGCTCTGTCTGATTGCATGGATCTACCAGATAACATTGTACGTACAGTCAATACTAAACTGACTCCTAACGTACAAAAACAATACAAAACCCTGGCAGATGAGTCTGTCTTGTATACCAAGTCAGGTACAGTCAACGCTGTGCATGCAGCAGCTCGTGTCAAAAAATTGCTACAGCTTGTAACAGGCGCTGTGTACGATGAAGACGGTGTTGTCCAGTTTGTACACCAAGAAAGATACGACATAGTTATGACTCTTGTCGGACAACGGGCCCACAGCCTCGTAGCATTCAACTGGAAACACGAACGTGATGCGCTAGTAGAACTAGCACAGAAAGAAGGTTTTACGTACGAGATCATTGATGGTTCTGTACCAGCAGAACGTAGGAAAGACATAGTATCTAGATACCAAGCAGGACAAATTAAAGTTCTGTTCTGTCATCCACAATCAGCTGGTCATGGCCTAACACTAACTAAAGCTAGCACAGTTATCTGGTGTTCTCCAACATACAATGCGGAGCATTACCAACAGTTTAACCAGCGTATATATAGAGCAGGTCAAACACAAAAGACTGAGACAATACTCATTCAAGCTAGAGGAACATGGGAACCTGAGGTGTATAAAAAACTTAACACTAAGCTAGGTCGTATGGAAAACTTATTACATATATTAAAGGAGATATCATGAAAAAATTAAATGATTTATTAGCAGAGACAGCTAAGATTCGTAAAGAAATTAAAGTTGTGCAATCACAAGAGAAAGAACTTAAGTCACAGCAACGTGAGTTAGAAAGTCAAATATCTATTAGGATGCAAGAGCAAGGCCTTGATAAGATCTCTAATGACATTTGTACTATTTCTCTTAAGAATGAAATTGTACCTACAGTAGAAGACTGGGATCAATTGCACGACCACATAACAAAAACTAATCAGTTTGAGCTATTGCAAAAACGTGTATCTGCAACAGCTTACAGAGAACTTATAACCTCAGGTATTGATGTACCTGGTGTTAAAAGTACGGAGTTGACCAGAATTAATTTTAGGTCAGCGTAATATTAATTTAGATAAAAAGGAGAACGTTCGATGTCTAATGATATAAGTATAGTAACGAGTACCATGCCAGCTCATGTAAAAAATGGCACAAATCTGGGTAATGAAAATATTAACTCAGAACATTTGTCTACTCCACGTTTGAAACAGCTACAGCAGTTGTCAAACGAAGTAGATGAAAACCACAGTGAGTATGTTGAAGGCGCCAAAGTAGGTGACTTCATCAATACTGTAACCAAAGAAAACTACGGTAAAGAACTTTATCTAGTTAACGTACACTTCAAAGAAGAATTTGTGGTGTGGAAACAACTAGAAAAAGGTGGTGGTCTTGTAGGGACTTTTACTTCTCAAGCAGAAGCACTACAACATCTAGAAGATGAAGGTCTTAAAGTAGATGACTATGATATAAACAGAACTCAAACTCATACACTGTTAAAAGTAGATGAGAAAACAGGAGATATATCAGATATACCTTTCTTGTTTGACTGTTCAATCTCTAAACTAAAAGTTTCTAGAGAATGGAACACACAGATTGCTAAGCTGGGGGGCGACAGATTCTCTTCTTTGTGGAAGATGTCTTCAGTACAAACAGCTAACAAAGCTGGACAACGGTTCATGAACATTTCTGTTTCCAACGTCGGTTGGTTAAAAGAAGAAACTTATGAAATTGCAAAAGGTTTTTATAACAAAACATTTGCTAAGTCCTAGGTAAGTGTTCGTACGGGTGCGACATATACTGTCGCATCCAAGTACGTATGCTATACTCAGGATGTGCGTGAAAAGGAGTTCATAAATAAGGTCCACAAAAAACTGCCTAAAGAAATTTATAGGTGGAAGATCAACGATCCTTACCACGGGGGTGTATCAGACACTTACTACTCAGGTCCTAATAATCACTGTTGGATCGAATATAAGTACAAAGAAGACTTGCCTGCAAAGCTTAACTCAAAAATAAAAATTAACTTATCTGAACAACAGCGCATTTGGCTTACTCGCCAAAAACAACATGGTGTCTTTACGTACGTAGTATTTGCATCTGGGGATCTCGTGTACGTTACTGAAGACTTTACACTCACACACATAACATTGAAACAATTTCAAAACCAAGCTATATCTTTTACAATGTTTGTAGAAGGACTAACACATTTTTGTTTAGGAGAAACAAATGACTGATTATGTAAACTCACCTCCGCATTACAACACAGGAAACGTGGAATGTATTGTGGCAATCGAAGAAAGTATGACGCCAGAAGCGTTCAAAGGTTATCTTAAAGGTAACATTCAAAAATACATGTGGCGTTACGAAGCCAAAAAAGGGTTACAAGATGTCTTAAAAGCCGAATGGTATCTAAAAAGACTGATTAAAACACTCGAAAAAGAAGAAAACGCACAGGACGCACGCACAAGCCCGCCAGACGATTTCATATAGTTTTGGACCTAAGGCCTTAGGTACCCTAACAAAATGCCTTACAGAGCATTCTGTGAGGTCATTTTTTCTGAGATTTGCTATTTCTGGCGAAAGAACGGTTTTTTGATCTATCTTGCAATCTTAAATTACTTTTTCTATTGTTCATTGGATTTCCATCTATATGATGTATGTCAATACGATCTCCTTTCCGTACTTTACCTTCACGCAATGCTTCACGTCTTACTTTATTTCTCATAGCACGACGTTTCTTTTGCTCAGGTGACTTATGATATCTTTCGTATTCTTGTTTATAGTTTCTTGGCATCTATATAGTATACACCTTCAAAGGTTTTGCTTTACCTTTTACTTTGATGGGAGCTAGTAGTGTCAGATCAAACGGCATCTTCTTAGCAGTAGACTCACCAATTAATATATCTACTCCAGCTTCTTTCGTTGCACTCTCTAATCGTGCGGCCGTGTTCACAGCATCTCCTATTGCCGAATAATCAAACCTGTTATCCGAGCCCATGTTACCTATAACTGCCTCACCTGTATTGACACCTATACCTATAGCAATCGGTTCGGGCAATTCTTTTTGCAGCATGCGCATAGCCGTACGCATATCCTGGGCACAGGCGACGGCACGTTTCTCATGTTCATCTATATCAAGGGGGGCATTGAAGATGGCCATACATGCGTCGCCTATGAACTTGTCTACCATACCACCATGAGCCTGGATGCATTCAACTTGTACGGTAAGAGCTTTATTCATTATTTGTGTTACTTCTTCAGGAGATAACTTTTCGGACAGATTCGTGAACCCCCTGACGTCTGTGAACAAGAATGTACAGGTACGCTTCTCCCCACCTAGCTTTAATAAGTCAGGGTTGTTTTGCAATCGTGCAACTTGTTTCGGATCTAAGTAGTGTTCAAACTGTTTCTTTATCAATTGTCTGAGTTTAAATTGTTCGTTAAAGCGTAAATAGAATTCTTGTACTGATATAAGTATAACTGATAATATACTATAAGTTACGTCTATAAGTATATTAGATACAATTAAGTACCAACCACCGACCGCGGTTAACGATACGAGGCCCACGGTCCCTACTAAAGTCCCGACGAGCCCTAACGTACGTATTATAACTATGGTTAATGTTAGTACTGTTAGTAATATAAGTAATTCATATAACAAAGCATTGCCTGGAATAGCTGGTACGTCCACAGTCATACTTTCAGCTAGTGCAGCTTGTATTTCATGTGGGTACAACAAACCAACTGGCGTAGCTATTTGAGGCATCACACCTTTTGCACTCACCCCAATGAATACAAACTTATCCTGTACATCCATCTCTTCCAAGCTTGTGCTTGGGGTATCAACCCAGGATACCCAACGACGACCAATGCTATCTACAGGTATTTGTGCATAGTTAGGTACAGTTAGTTCTTCGATCTGTCCTTGCTGCCCTTTAATAATGTACGTATCTGCACCACCAATCATCTTCATTACTTGTATACCAAAAGACGGAGTCCAACCATCAGGTGTCTGTAGCAGTAAAGGTAAACGTCTAACTAAATTATCTACATCAGTTCGTGCAACTGCCAGCCCCTGGTAAGCTGACTCTGCTAGCACAGGTACATTTCCAATAACACCTTGAGCTTCTATAGCTTGTATAGGTATACCATCTCCTAGTATGACTGTGCCTGTGGTTGGCGCGTATGAAGCTCCACCCTCAAAAGTAGCAATAACACTCGGACCTTGTAACAGAGCATCTGCAAATGCTTTATCCCCACCAAACCTATCTGCTTGTGGAAAAGCAACAACCCAACCCACACCCAAAGCACCTGCTTCTAGTAGATCTAATTGAATACGTGCTAAGTCCTGGCGCGGATACGGCCACCCACCTGCAGCTGCTACATCATCTTCTGTTATATCTAACGTTACAAACCAGCCAGATGGTTCTGGGGTCTGTACGAAAGCATCAAATGTTTTTAACTTAAGTACTTCAAGTGCCTGCCAACTAAACAACAACGGTAAAGTTAGTAATGCAACTGCAACATACGAATACCATTTCTTCATCTTCTACTCCTTAGTTCTGTGGTAGAAAAAGAATGCTTACGATTTGTGTAGTAGATTTCATGCATACCCTTGCCCGTAAAGTGTTTGTCTACATAATCTTCCCCTATAAATCTTATGTGTATCTCTGTGCTTTCTAACAAATCAATTAAACTTTTCTCTGTATCATAGGGTATGACTTCGTCTATGTATTTAACTGCCTGGAGTTGTATGTAACGTTCGTAAATAGATTGAACTGGTTGATTCTTTTCTTGTCGGTCTATAGATGGGTCTGTTTGTAATCCTACGATTAAGTAATCACAATTTTCTTTAGCTTCTTTAAACATAACTACATGTCCTGCATGTAATAAATCAAAAGCTCCGCATGTAAATCCGATCATCCTGACCCCTGTGTGATTGTTATAGTAGAGTTGCCCCCACCGTTCACTACAATTTGTTGGTACTTACCATCCTGTATTAATATAATAGTGTACCCCTGCGAAGCATCTACGGTCAACTGGGCGTTCTGCGTAACCTTTCTTTGGAAAGCAATCTGTTCACCCTGGAGTATTGTAATTATCTGTGTCTCTAAGTCTTGTCCTATAGCTGTACCTTGTACAAGTGTGCCTGTGGATAAGTTGTCTGCTCCTAGTTGGTCGACTTCTTCTATAATTGCTAGTAGGTCCTCAAAGAAATTTACATCTAAAAAGTTTATATCTAATTCACTGAACTCTAAGCTATCTTCAGCTAAGTAATCTTGTTCTAGCTCGTTAAACTCTAAGTAATCTATATCTAATATAGCACCACTATCTCCTACGGACGCTGTGGATTGTTCTGTGGATAAGTTTTCTTCGTCCGGAGGAGCGACAATCAACATGTTATCTATGATGTCTAATGTTAGGTCTAATATAACAGGACTGCTAGGTGAGTTCTCCCATACATCTACAGTTGTTGCTTCGTATGGTTTGTTGAGCGTAACAGTACCAGCTGCAGTTGTGACAAGTATCTCACCACTAGATAAACCATTAGCATCAGGTAATAAAATAATAAGCGAACGTCCAAGCTCATCCACAGTACACGTAAAGTCGGTTCCACGAATAGCAATGTCAGCCGTAGGTGTAGATAGTCTAATATTCTTTTTATCAATTTTGCCTAGTTTGCTACTGATAAATCTAGCCGTACCATTAGCGAACTT